CTTCTTATTTTCGTGAAGTATTATGTGGTAGTAAAGTCTTCCGTCGATGTAAAACCGGCGGAAGATGTCGTATCCTTTTCTTTCAAAATCAAGAAGATACAGGACTTCCTTGAAGGCGTCCTGCATCCTTTCCTTGATTGATTCTGGCACATCAACTTTATCCAAGTTGAGTTTCACTACTTGGTTTCTAGCATCTTCGGTAATGACTTCATTCACAACATCATCTATGGCCATATCCACTTCTGCGTGAAGAGCCATTTCACGATATTTGCGTATCATGTCTGTCTCGTTACGGAGAGTTCCGTCAAGATCAACATAATACCCTTGAAGACCACCACCCTCTATAACAGTCGCACCATCCTCAGCGGATGGTGGGACTATCGAGAATACTTCTTCGTCGGTTTCTTTGCGACCAAAAGTAAATCCGAAAATATTAAAAGCCATTATGTAGTCAACCTTTCGAGGTTAGAGGTATTATCTCTTGCCGCCGAGGTTGAGTTGTGCGCCTGGTCCTTGCTTGACTTGGAAGTATGTGTAACCGAATGTGACTTGGAATTCGGATACAGTGTCGTTTTGGTCATAAGCAAGTTCGATTGCAGCAACATCCTTGGGGAAGCAAGCGATCAGTTCGTACTTCTGTACTGTCTGACCCTTTCTATTTAGTTGCTCTACCGTAGCGGTGCAACCAGTTACATGACCCCAGAATGGAGCGGATGTTTCTGTTGTTGCAGCACCAGTGACATCGCCGACCATGTTGTTGACGATGCCGTTGTAGTAACGGTTCCACTTCTCGAACTCGTTGCGGATTGTATAGTCCTCTGTGTTGAGAACTGTTACAGTCCAATCTTCGAAGGTTCTGTCGCCAGGAACCTTGATCTGACGGCCCAAGTATGGAACGGTGATTTCACCGAGTGTGGAGCCTGGGATGGAGGTTGCCTTTGCGTAGAAGGTGAGACGGTTGCTAAACTTGATTACACCTGATCTGTCTGTTACTGTAACTCTGAACAGTGTTGGTCTTGAACCACCGTCAAAGTCCTGAATAAATCTGTCAATTCCTAAGTATGCCATTTATGGTACTCCTATGTGAGTTTTATCTTTGTTCTTTAACGGGTCTATTAGGATGCAGTGCCGGTGAGTTCGGCAAATGCGAGTCCTGTTGGTGTTGCCACGAAGTTCAACTGAATGAAGTTGATGGATCTTGTTGGCTTGATGTAGATGTCGCCGACAAATCCGTTGGAGTCGATTACTTGTGGTGTGTTGTTGGTTTCGTCGCAAACTACACGGAAGTCCGTAATACCGCGGCGTCCTGCAACTTCACGAAGGAATGGCTGAACCAGTTGTTCGAACTGATTTCTGGTGAACTCGTCGTTGAACTCGAAGAGGATGAATCTGGATGCGGTGGAGATGGCCTTCTCAAGGACGATGAACAGACGACGAACATTGATGCGGTCGAATGCGGATGGTCTGTTGAGGAGGGTCTTGTCACCGAAGAGAATTGCGCCTTCGCCTGGGAAGGTAGCAACTGGATTGATCTGCTTCTTGTAGAGTTCGTCGCGGTCGGTTTGACCTGGATTGTAGGCAAGACGAACGACATTCTTGATGCGTCCTCTGTCATAACCGGCTGGAGAGAACCAAGGATCTTGGTTGGTGTCTGTTCTTACGCAGCAACCAGCGATGTCGGCATTGAGAGGAACATAGATGTAGCGGTCGTTGTAGGAATCGTACTGGAGTTTGTAACCAGAGTCCATAAATCCGTAGGAAGAAGAAAGGTTAAGTGCTGATCTATAATTTAAGCACTTTGTGAGAGCCTGAGAAGCAATTGTATCATAATCTCCATCGTTGTTTGGAGAAACAAAAGCAACACAGTCCTTTCTGGATTCTGCAACATTGATTACCTTAGCAGCATGAACTGCACTCATTGGACCTGTAACAAGAATACTTACATCAATATTTTGTCCACTAAGGAAGTATGTTTCGAACGCTGTAGCACAGTCACCTTCTATATTATCAACAGTAGCAGAGGTGATTGCGGTGATTGCACCACCAGAGAGTGTTTCTACATTTACACCATTAGAAAGTGATTTAAACACGCTTGTATCGTCGATGTCCAGGGCATCACCCCATTCAGAGTTGGTTCCAGAACCAGCAACGCTTGCTGTTGGGTGGCTGAGCCATCTTACATAAGCAGAGTTGGTGTTGACAACATCCTTGTAGTAGTTGGATTGACCATCAGCGTTTTGAGCGTTAGATGCCTTAGAAACGAACGCAAATCTCTCAAGAACTGTTCCTGCTACACCAGAGAACAAACCACCCTTGTCGATTACAAGGATATGGAGTTCGTCTTTGGCGTTTGTAGCACCGATGCTTTGTGCCCATACAGAGGTTGCTGGAGCATCATCGAAGTTTCCGATAAAATCAGCATATTCGTCTTCTTGGAGAGGATCTCCGTCTGTGTTGCCGTTTCCACCATTGTCAAGAACTACAACCTTGAGGCTGTTTCCTAGTTTGCCTGGATAGCGAGCACACCAAGGTCCGTTGCCGCTGTTGGAAGTAACATTGTCGGAATATGTTTTATCGTTGTAGATATTAGCAATACCCGATCCGCAAGATGCGGTAAGATCACCTGTTACTTTAACTCTGACTACATTTAGATTACTTCCATAGTCGAGGAAGTTGGATGCTGTCCACCAGTATCTTGCGTAGTACGCATCTCTATCTGGTTGACCGAACTTTGCGAGAAGTTCTCTTTTGTCTGAAAGAAGGGTTGTCTCTTCGACAGGACCCCATGTGAAGGCTCCGACGAATGCAGCAGGAGTGGTTGCTACTGCTGGCACGATGAGTGTCAGATCCTTTTCTGTTACTGAAACGCCTGGACTGATTTGGAATGCCATTGTTTGTTCTCCTTTGATACTTTACTGAAATCACTATGAGTTGGATTACTAGTTTTATGTATAAAATCTTGTTTTTTAGTTGTTGTACCAGACAGTACCTTGATTGTCTGTCTCGTTAGTATCTTCCAAACCATTATCAATAAATCCAAAAGGAACCACTTCATCCTCAAGTTCTTTAAGTTTCGCTTCGAATAGTGTTTTTCTGATGTCCATATTGGTCAAATCTTTAAAATAACCTTGAGTGGTCAACCAACAGAAAAGCACCATACACATAACAAGATCGTCGTTGTGTCCTGTATCTGCTTCGTAAGAAGTAGATTTGGCAACAAATGTCACAAGTTCCTGTATTATATTTATATCCTGAATAATTAGTTTATCATCTTCTATCATACTTTTTAGAAGAGAGCAGCCAATTCTTTTGAGTGGTTTGGTGGTTCTTACACCTAGTTGCGTCTGAGATGCGCCAAATCCACCATCCAAGGTCTGACCCTTACGACCTCGGAAACTAGACATAAGCATATTTTCGTATTCAAGTTCATTGTACAGAATATCCGCCACCTGTCCGCCAATATCGTTGATCTCTACCAGAATATAAGCATCGTTGTATTTCTGTGCTATGGGGTATATGGCATTTGGGTAAATCATTGGCGACATTTCGTTGTTCTTGAAAGAAGCAACTATCTTGTAGGGTATAGTGGTAATGTCTACCACGATATAAGCATGATAGTCAAATCCTACACCTCTGGAAGTGTCAACCGTCATCACATAGATGTGATCTTTGATCGGAAATTCATAAATTGAAAGTCCTTGTTCATTTTTAGAAATAGGTGTCTTGTATGCCATACTCTTGAGTTTTGTAGCAGCAATCAGAGTATTCGTAGAACCGATAAAGTCGCATTCATACTCTACTCTGAACTGCTCTTCGGAGGAGTTTGCAACCTGTTGCTTTCTCCAATTCTGATCACGACCAGGAATGTCCGACCAGTGAACGGAAACCGTCTGAAAGGAGTTTCTCTTCTCCTCTGCGTCCGTCCAGATCTTGTAGTACATATTTAATCCATTAGGTGTAGAGAAGATCAACACCTTAGTGTCTGTACCAGACGAAATAGTGGGGTAGGCTGACGCATAGAAGTCATCCGCGATGTTCGGAGGGACATACGCAAACTCGTCTAGAAAGATCATGTTGAAAGATCCACCACGAATAGCCGAAGAGGAAGTGGCGGATGCTTTTACTTTGGATTTGTTCTCTAAAACAACGGAACCCTTGTTCCACTCCACTACACCCTGCTGTAGCCATTTTGGAAGATACTCATATGCCACTTTCAGTTTACCTAATAGTTCACGAGCAATTTCCTGCTTGTGTGCAAGAATTGCAACATTCACCTCTGGATTGAACAGTATGTAATGAAGAATATAGGAAACAACCGTGGTGGATTTACCTGACTGACGGGGAAGTTTTGCTATGGTAAAGCGATTATTGTGTATCGTTTTTACCATTTCTTCCTGAAATTTGTACATTTGAAAATCAACTAAACCCTTGTCAAGATTTATGATCTTGATGTATTTCTTGATAAAGTAAACAGGATCTTGAGAACACTTGATATATTCCTCAAGTTGCTCAGGCGTCCACTGAACTTTTACTCCAGCAGCCTTTAGGTTTTCATTACCGAGATAGGAATTATTGCTCATCTGCAAACTTCGTTTCGTCTAGTTCCTTTAATCTACCTTTCAACATTTTTTGCAAATCGGTAGTGCTTCCGACAAAAATGGAATTATTCGTAATGCTTGTGTTGTTGTCCCCTTGAACCTCTATCTTCTTTATTTCTTTCATTTGTTTATGAAGACCTATGAGATCCTTATTAGCATCAGAAACACTCTTTATGAGTGTTGCAACAACTTCGTATGCTCTTGGTGATTGGGTTTCCGATGCAACCATCATTATTCCGTCGATTGCTTCGGTTCCTCTTTTGACTATTTCTTTTAGATTTTCCCTAACGGTGGTATAATCTTTGTCTGCATCTTCCTTATCTACCACAACTTCTTTCACAGAAGGAACTATGTCACCTACTGTGCTAGGGACATCTTTTTTCTCCAAAGAGAAAACCTGTTCCATTTTGTTTTCAAACTCGTTCATAATAAACCTTTCAACCTATCAGTATTCCCTCGTATCTAAATTCACCGTGATTTTCCAGTTCCTTTATAGTTACGAAAGCATAATCTTCCAAAGCACTCACTTGTTGTCTTTCTTTTAAGACAACTTTATCGCCATTACTATCTATGACGAAATCGTTATTAGTATTGGTTTCATATACTACTGGATAAAAAACCATAGAAACCAGTTTGTTAGTTGGCATATTTTGTCCTTATGGTTGATCGTTTTCTATGTCGAGAATATTTGCTTCGATGTAATTTATGACATTGTGTTGTTTTACTGGACCGTATAGATTTATCTTTGCGGTAAATGTCATATCCCACATTATGAACCTATTGTTTTCGCTGACAAGCGGTCCTTCGAATGATTCTTCTGTTGTCACTTGTGTTAAGATGATAGGTATGTCTAGTTTTTCTTGTTCATTACCAAGAACGCCTGGTTTGATAGTCATACTGAACTCTGGAGTAAAGTACGGCAGTATCTGCTCCACTATCTGAAGTCCATCATCCATATTTCTAACATAAGTGGATAATGTCATATCTAGATTATAAGGGACAGGCATATGGTGATAGGAATATTCCGTATCGCCATTTGTGTTCACAGTTTCCATATATCTTCTGTTTATGCTGTTCTTCTTTCTTTCGGCATCGTAAGAAATACTAGTAATCGCAAAAGACATTCTTGGTAGAGTGATCTGCACTGCCTGATTGCTGAGATCTGCCAAACTGACACTCAAACGATTTATGAACTTTTCCTTTACAGAATATGTAAGAGGAACCTTTATTCTTTGGGAAACACCATTTGGTATTTCTCTATTGATATGAATATTGTTAAACAAAGTACCGAATGATACTACTGTCTTTCTTATTATTCCGTGGTAAAAGTCAGTAAACATCAGTAGTTGCCTTCCGAGAATGGATCAACTTCTGTAAAATCTAGAAGCGATGATGCATTTTGCTGAATGATAGTGTTGTCCTTTATGGTCTTACCATCCTGTATTGCGTCAGGTGTTCCATCGCCATCTTCGTCTATCAAAGACACTATGTTGTCTTCTATTACATCAATATCCGATACACCTGTGTCGATCTCTTCCATAGAATACTTGAAGAGTTCACAATCTAATCTATATGTGTACAGTTTTCCACCTTGAAAGAATACCTGTTTATTATCCACATATTTGATCTCGAACAGACCTTTAGATAGTGGGAAATAAATCAGATCACCCATCATAGGTGCTTCTAGTTCTATTGGTCGATCTGCCATAGTAGGAACTTTTGCTGCTTCCTGTTGAAACCTTTTCTTTGCAACAACCAAAGACATATTATCACGGACCTCTATGCCAAACTTGGAGACAATTTCTCTTTCGCCTTCAAATCCGTTGAATGTTTCCAGATACATTTCTATCGGAAAAGAAACATCAAAATGTGAAAGAACATCCTCACCAAAAACTTGATCTAGTTTTCTAAATCTTCTTGGGATGTAATAAACATCCATACCCTTGCTCTTGATGGATTCGATCATAAGATCCTCCATCAAATCCTGAGTAGGTGAGTATTTGTTGTTATTGAAGTATGGGTTTGTAGCCATTTTTATCCAACAAAGAAGTTAGGTGGAAGTTCGTATTTGTTTTGTACTTGCTGCTCAAGTTCTTTGATATTTTCTCTAGCAGACGAAAGTATCTCACCGCCATTAAGTGTTACACCGCCTGGTAGAGACACATTATTAAACTTGGATAGGTTCATACCCCACTGTTCCTGTATTCTGTATGTGCAGTATTCTTTTAGCAAACGATCATTAAATATTTCACCATATGTTTCTGGATCAAGAACCCTGTACGCTTCGAACATCATATAGTTTCCAATAACTGGATGTGTTTCCCAATCCATATCCACATATATTCTGTTCGTCACTCTGCTGAAAGTCACTGCTTTTTCTGGTGTAAGCATATCCTGCAACATCTGCATATGTGATCTGGTAAAGTTGTATGAAATCAGAGAATCGCTATATGTGTTGGTTCTCAAACCGTAAAGATCGTTTAGAGCAATCTGGTAGCGAGCATCAAACATACCCGTTCCACCGAGAGTATCGTACAATTGAAAACAACGAATGACGCTTATGATTGATTTGCCATTAGGATCCAACGCTGGAGCCGCCTCTATTCCTTTAGAGGGGTCTGCCAGCGTTGGTAGAGTCAAGTCGATATACTTTTGATCTATATCTTCTTGAGTTATTTGTTTTCTCAAATAGCATCTTTCCACACCATCAAAGTGGTATTCGGCAAAGAACTGCAAGGCATCGTCTATTCTATCCTCGATTTGTGCATCGTCTATATTGATCTCGATGACAGGATAGCCAAGTCTGCGTAGGCAGTATTGCTTCAGTTGCTCTCTGGTTTGTGGTTGTGCCATTTGTTCTCCTTTAGTAATATTTATACTTCTCGGAGAACTCTAATATCAGTCGCGGAAAAGGAACTGGATCTTGGTGATCTCCGATACAGAAAGTTCTACATTTCCCAGAGAGTCGATGGAAATTGGATCCCAATCCACATCTATTTCTGTTTCTAGAAGTTCGCTAAACTCCTTGAGAAAATCCTCCTTGTGTTTCTCCAAAACAGAAACAACTCCTTCTTTCTCTTCTCCGTACTTGTTAATCAACTTCTGTCGTTCTTCTTCTAGCATCTTAAGTTCGTCATTAAACTTCTTCATAATTTTCACAAACTTGTATGACGATTTAGCAGGAAGCGCCAAATCTACCAGTTTGTTAAGGACACCAACAGACGAATAAATCTCAAATAAACTCACTTTCATTATAAAATCTCCTTAGTTGTTATGCTTGGATTGACATCTTATGTAGGGTGATGCTGAATGTTCCCTGCATACACTTGTTGAGCACTATACCTACTTCGGTAGAAGATAGTGCTTGATATGCACCACTGGGACAAGCAGGAAGTTGTTCGACTCCTCCTAAAGCACCTTCACCTATTGTTGGCAACATAGCGACTACTCCAGATGTTTCAAAATCAAATATAGTTCCAAAACCAGGAACCATGCTGTTTATGATTTCTAAACTTCTAAAATCATTTCCATTTATCAGTACATTAAATTCGACTACACCACAATTAGATGGATCGCTTGTATCTTGTATGTACATGAAGTATTTTATTGCTTTTTCTGTTGTTGTGGTAAAGTCGATTATATCCAAATAACCATTAGTCAAAACACCTTTACCAGTTATGACTCCAACGGAAGGTAGAGTTATAGTGCCACTTTTTACTCTATAGAATCCAGATTTGACTGTAGATTGTAACTTCAGAGCACCAGAAAAATCATTACTCTCCACATTTATAGTGATGTTCTTATCAGAAGCGGTTATTGTCTTGCTAGCAAGAAGAATGTCAGAATTAAACTGCACTCTTGTGGATCCAGATGTAGGAATGGTTCCCGTAGTGACAGAACCAGAAACAAGTATCAGGTTTCCTGTAGTGTTGTTTGTGATGATGCCTGTATTATTGCCATCAAATCTAAAAGCACAATAGTTTGTGTTTGATGGACCAGTTATTCTTACATCAAAATTGGCCGCTGCTGTTTGTATTGCTAGGTGTTTATTTGCGGCAGTAGGACCTATGGTGACAATACCAGCAATACCACTTTCAAATGTTATGTTTTTTGCTCCTGATGTAGATGTTGAACCCGTCAATCCCAAAGAAGTTGCTGATCTTACTGTCGGGGAAGTACCAGATATAAGAACTGCTCCTCCTCTAAGTGGTTGCAATCCTAAATCTACAGAAACAGTTGCTTCGCTTGTCGCACAACTTATAGTGGGAACACCTGTACTACTAGCACCAGAAGATATTGTAAAATGTCTGGTGTTTCCAGTAGCAGAAGAAAACGCTAGAATATTACTTCCTGCTCGTGTAAAACTAAATGTAGATACATCCAAATTACCTCCCAAAGAAGGAGCAGTGTCGGAAGAAACAACTGTCTGGCTACTTACTGTGAAAGTGGATGTACCTGTTCCTGCATTGTATGACGGAACAACTGTAGTTCTTTGTCCTGCTGCCACCGAAAGTACATGGGGTCCATTTCCTGTTACGGCAACATTTGTAGATCCGTTTGATATTACAGTATAATATGGCAAACCGTTAGTAGTGCCAGCAACCTCTCTAAGTGTTGCGCTACACAGAGAACCGTTTCCTTGTCTGTATAGAAGAGAGTTTAAACCAAGTTGTAGATTTGCCGCAGCATATCCAGTTACTTCGTTTCTGGTGGTAGATGTTGCTGTCGTATTACCACCAAAAGCAGCAATGTTATTTGCTGTTTTTATAGTTCCTTGGGGCATCAGTGCAAGATCAAAATCTACTCTTATATTTCTTCCGTCAACTGTAGGAACCAGATCTATATTTTCGTACAACGAACCACTAATAGGATCAGAAGGATTTACCAATCCAATAGTCAAACTGGAAGCATTATCTAGTTGAACATCACCATTTACACCTATGTCAGTAACAGTAATTCTGTTCAAACCACCAGTAGAACCACCAGCGGAACTAATACTGTATGTGTTGGTAGAACCAACTCTGGTTATACTGATATTGTCTCCTTCTTGCAGAACAAATGTCTCATTCGAAGAACTTGCTGTTATTTGAGAACCAGACACTTCAGAACCAGTAGCATTGTTTATCTTTATGCTCTTGAAGTAATTACTGGAAGTTAATCCAAGTATTTGCTTGACTTCGCTAGAGGTCAGCGATTTGATGTTTTGCCCAGTAATTCTTCCAAGAATTTGATTTTCACCGATCAAGAGATCTATTGGATTTGGATCATCGGTATTGTTTATGCTAGCCTTTACCGTATTTACTGGCATATTTGCAAGCATATTGTTTGTTATAGACTCGGGTTTGATGTAGAAAACCAATCCAAGATTGGTGCTTACATCTACACCAACAGCATCATTGTCGTCTATTTCTATTACACCAGCAGTTTCTCCTGTTGTGAAGAAATCTCCAGTTCTAGTGTTTATTATGTTCTGAAAACCACCAGCAGTATCCGCAGCATCTATACGAATACCGATTTCATTATCTGGTCCAACCGCAACTACTCTAGACAGAGATATGTTGTTTCCTTCAACAAAAATCAATTTTCCATTTTTTGCGCTGGCAGTTGTTTGGTTTATTTCAGTTTGTTTATCTGATTCATACAAATACCAAGAATTGAATAAATTGGAATTCTCTTCCAAGAATCCTGATGGTGCCGCACCTATTATACTTCTAAGTTCTTGTCTTCCTAAAGTTGTTATGTTTGATACTTGACCTAATTCATTGACATAACGACCAAAAACATATCCAGCAATTTCCGTAGGTGGAGCCCAAGCAAGAACGGTGTTTCCAGAAACACTCTGAACACTTGTGTATGTGTCTAAAGTTACATCATCTGTGTAGATTTTAGGATCACCAAAATCACCAGTACCGCTTACAGTATAACTTGTGGAAAGACTACCAGTAACATCGTAAATATCAATCGGTCTTCCGTTTGATTGTGCTCCCTTAATGCTAAAAGGAATCATATCATCCAGTTTATCGTTTGTGATGGAACCATTTGCAGGAACAGATAATCCAGTTGCTTCGATCAATATGTCATTGTTTGTTCCTGCTGTTATGCTTATACCAGTTCCAGAACGCAGATATAGAATATCGTTTGCATTTTCAGCCTCTAGAGTGTAGTCCAGTTCATTTGTATCCATTCCTATGATCTGAATACTAGAATAACTGTTTGCACCAGAGATAAGCAGGTTTCCACTTGCTGCTAAAGTGCTGATGCCATTTTGACCAATTATATTTGCAGTATCTTCTCCCGAAGCGGTAATGGAACCAGAATTTCCAGTGATTGTCTTGAAATAATCTGCCTGCGATAGTGAAGCAGCACTTATTTCAATTTCATTATTTGTGTTCTTCTCTATAGTGATGTTTGCGCCTGGAATCAAAGTCAGGGTGTCTGCTACACTATCAGCATCCACCAGTGCTCCACCAGAAATTTGAACATTGGCAAAAGAGGGACTAGATGAAGACGCAGATGAATTTATAGAACCTAAAGTAGAACTCAAAGCAACATATACTGGTTTGACTATTCCAGATGTTGGCTTGGTGGTTGTAACTTTGCCTGGATTGGATTGTGACAGATAGTAAGTGGAACCAGAAGTCAATCCTGTAGTATCAAATACACCAGTAAGTGCAATCCATATCTTTCCGCCTGTCAATCTTTCAACAACACCAAAAATTTGAGAATTAATTTCGGAATTTGCCTGTGCTCTTACAAATTGTGTTCCATTGAAACGAACTACATCACCAACAACGATAGATCCTTCGAAAGATGTTGAAGTATGACGATTGGTGTATTTGTAATCAACTATACCGTTTGTATTTGTCAGTGGAACTTTATATTGTGAATAATCTGAAGAGATCAAGAATTGAGAAGAATCCTCAATATCTTCGATGTATATTCTCCCTCCAACATTGAAAAGAACATATCCACCAGAAGTATCGTATTTTCCATAGAATAGAGGAACTCTAGTTCCTGCTGTGTCTGTAAAAGAGAAATCAATAGCATTTGTAGCATCAATTGCTCTAATGGTTATTGCTTCATCAATATCAGTGGTTATGATGTCTGTAGTTCTGGTTCCTAAGAGAAGATTCAATTCTGTGTTTGTCTGTGTAGCACCTTTTGGACTAAAATTGAATTTTGCTATTGTGCTTCCAGTTGGTCCTAGTGATACAAATGCCTGATCGTAGGATAGACCTATGTTCTGATTTGTATACCAAGCCAAAAGATCTCCTCTGTAAACAAACAAAGGATCTTCGTCCAAAGCATCAATTCTAAAACCAACAGAAGAGATACTCGATCTGTTTGTGGAAGAAACATCACCTATTTTAATAGAACTGGATTTTAGATGGGTGTTTGAAGAGGAAACTGTAAAATTAGTAGAGGAAAAAAGATTGCTGGAAGTTGCTCCACCAACAAAATCGTGATCTCCCGCAACACTATAAGGAAGTATATTGGTTGCTTCTACTCTTCTGAATGTCTCACAATCTGTAGCATCTGTGGTTACATTTGTGCTATTTCTCAATTCTATAATATAGTTGTCTTCCTCATGTGGCACTGTTTTTTCTGGAAGATTCTGTATGTCTAAAGTCAAAGAAACATTTGCATCATGTCTCAGTCCACAACCAACATTCACACTCAAGACAGCAACTCCGCCAGTAATACGAGAAATGCTTATTCCTGGTCCAGCAGAAACATCATAGATGTTCAAAGGATTAAGTGCGTTGGAAATGTCATTGGTGACTTCCCACCAGTTATAGAAAGTGTCACTTAATTTTAGTTGTGGAATTGGATCAAAAAGGCTCATTTAGTTCCTCTGTTTTAGCAATTCTCTTAGCAAATTGTTGGTTTCTGATATGTTTTGCTTAAGATATTTGACTTCTTGTTCTAATTTTATGTATCTCTCTCGTTCTTCTTTTCTTTTCTTTGCAGCAATATAACCTGCTTTATTTGTAGAAAGCACGGCTTTGCTGTGTCTGTCTCTTACTATATCTGTTCTGTGTTCAAAGTTTTCTTTCATAGGACAGAAATCGCTCTCAAATCTCTAATTTTTGGAACATTCCAGGGACTATCACTGTACAGACACACCTTGATGCAGAATCTGTTGTATGGTGTTTGTGTATCTTGATCCATTTCAAACTCTACTTCTCTGAATTCATCGGGTCTTTCTGTGAAGAAAGAACCATAATTTGTTACATTTGGAAGAAGTGGTATGTAATTGTATGAATGGAAATCATCGGTGCTTTCACTGTCTTGAACTTTGGCAAACACCTGTATGTTTGTTCCAACAGGTTTGTTCACGGACAAAACAACTTTCATGTTGCTAGAATCAAAACCGTCTTCCAAAGTCACAACACGACTAATATATCTGGCTCTAGGAGTACCTATTGTTATTGGCACAAATGGATCCAATTCACCGTTTGTTGCAGAATCATCGCTCTCTACCAAATTATTGACTGCAAACAAACTCAAAGCCTGCATGTCTATGATTGGACATACATCTTTATTTGTAGTTAGAGCATTTATCGTGAGATAGAATGGTTTTTGTGTATCTGGTAGACGAGTACCATAACTGAATGTATTGAACAATTCTACATTTGTGTTTGGTTCTATAGAAAGAGTGTTGTTTGCACCATTTTGTGATGGTGTTATGATTGCAGTCCAAGATGTTCTGCAAGAATTGAAATCAACAAACTTACTGTTTATGTTGAACAATTCAAACTTGTTCTCAGTATCAATAGTTTCATTTATCAAAGCAAGTTGATAAGGAGTGTTTACAGCAAACTCGCACTTGTTCATTACCATCATCATATCGGAATTTTGATCAGCACTCCATGTACTTGCATTTGCTGATGTGAAGAATACTCCCACATAGGGTTGATTGGTGACCTTTGTATCGCTACCCAAGATAAAATCACCAAGTGTTGCTATGTAAATTTCATATTCACTAGTATCTCCCTTGACAATCAGAGAATGTTCGCCAGGAGGAAGATGAATTGGTTGATTGAATTTGAAGTTTGTCTTTACAGAAGCATCCTCTGATACTTGTATTTCACTAGGTAATTTAATTACCTTACCGCCTGGATAGATCTTTGTGGAATCTGGATAGCCATTTACCACTGGTCTTACCTGTATTTGGACAGGGAGTTTTGTGGAATCTTCTGGTTTTCTTGCAAAGAACAAATCCACACTTGAAAGGAAAATGCCTTCTGGGTGCTCGGCTGGATCTACAAAGAAAGTTTGTGCCAAAGGATCATTTCTTCTTGTCTGTACAACAGTTTGTGTTGTCGTTTCTGTGAAAACACTTGTGTTGCTTATATTTCTTGTTTCTGTTTCTTGGACTGCATCGCTTATTTGGAAACTTCTGGTAGTTGCTATGGTTTCTTCCATTTCTGTACGAAGACCACTGGCACTATACACAGCAGAACCATAAGTGGATGCTCTTTCTTTGTTGTTTCTTGGATCGCTGGTTATTTCAAATTTACGATCTCCAACTCTGAACATACCATCTGGCATTCTGAATTCTATGAAAATGTTTCCGCTTAAATCTGTTTTCAAATCCGCAGAATCAGCAGTAGCAAAATGAATTCCAGAGGAAGCGCCTTCTAGAATTTCTGAGCCTGGGAATGGTAATTTGTCCGAGGGTGATGTTAGATTGAACATGGTAGACATGGAATTGTATTTGTAGCAATACTCTTCCACATTTATACCATCAAAGAAAACATAAACTCTGGTGGAAGGTTTCATTCCTCTTGCAGCAATTTTTATGTTCTTCTCTCTCATGTAAGGAATCAATCTTACATCAACTACTCTATCTCCCAAAGAGACATCTATAGTAGATGTTGAGAGATTTCTAGTAATACTGTTTCTTATTTGTTCCAGTTGTTCGTCAACTAGGAATGTATTGGTGGTAGTGTTTTGTATTGTTCTTTCAGATCTACGACGGCCTATTCTGTGCCATCCTTCTAGGATGGTTGTTATTGTGTCGCTGTCGATCAAACTGGTACTTCCAGATCTCGATAGAGTTTCCCACTCACCCCACTGTGTTCCGAATGGCGCAAGATTGTTGTTGTTGAACGCTGCAACCATCTGATTCCATGCATCATTTTCTCCTGCAAGATTTACATTTACATCTGGTCTTCTAGTGGTAGAAACCCAGTTGTCCATGCTAGGAACCATCTCCACCAACCCTTCATACTGAATCGTATCGTGTGGTTGAACAGTGATTGCTCTTGTTGCCAGAGGCTGTGCTACAAAAATAGCCTCGTTGTATGGGAACATGAATATGTCCTCAAGAGGCCCGTTTCTTTGAGAAACAATAGGAATAAACGAAGTTGATCCTTGTGGGTTCTTTATGAAATTATTTGAGTGTGTTTTGAAAGGAGGTCTTGCATAACGATTATCAAAATCTACTGCAATATTGTAATCTCTGTTTGTTACATCACCGATTCTGTGACCTTCAAAATTATCAACAAGAATACCATTCTTAAAACGATCTTCTCCATTTGCATCAAGAACCAACATATCCTCTGCCTTCTTTTCTAAAACAGAAAGAGTGGTGTAGTATTCTAGTTTTTGAACTCTCTTTTCTATCTTACCGATGTCACGCATTGTGTATCTGCGATTGTCTATCATTTTTGTTCTGATGCTTGATGGTCCAAACACAAAAGGATCTTTCTCCAAGAGATACAGAGACATCGAATTGGGTACATCCGATGGATACTTGGGAGACAGAGATGGTTTGCCATAAAGCAATTCAAATTTACCATCTTTGGTGAGAATAAGTTTGTCTCTTCTTGGGAGATAGTAAGATGCGGTTATATTATCTGCCCAATCAATGTGAGGAGTAATCTTACCTTCCAAGAAGAAGTCATCTGTGGAACTCAAAGAATTTGGTCTAAAATCAATGATGGAAGATTCGTGAATTATTTCTCCAGTGTTCTTGCTGTAATAGAAAGGAACATTTATGTTAGAGATAATATTGGATGGATTGTTCGTCTCTACGAAAGATTCTCTTGCAGAAATAGTAGAGGAAACATCGGAGAACTCATAGTATTCATAAGTTATTTTCAAAGTAAGTTCTGTAGGATTGGTTGTCGTAAATACAGTAGAGTCAATTTCATCATTTGCTCTGACATATCCAGAACCAAGAATCAATCTAGGTTTACCTATCTTTTGATCTGTTACTCCCGTATCCAATAAGAAAGAGGATACTAGATTTTTTGTTCCTTTTGCTACTTTTCCAGAAGAATCAAGAACATAAACAGAAAGAACAGTATTTATTGTTCCTCTCTTTGGATTGGGATAAGATGAACCCATCAATTCCATATAGAACTGTTTGTTGTTTATATCTTTTGTAAGACCAGTTATGGTTTCAGTAACTGTCTTCAAAGTTTTCTTTCTGATGTTGGAAGAATTGAATGTTCTTTGTGTTTTGGCAAACAAAGTGACATTAATAACTTCTCCAGTTGCAAGTGGACCTGGAGCATAAATTACCAAACCATTTGGTGTTCCTGCTTCAAATCCCAATTCGTTATTTGCATATGAAGGATTGCTTCCTTGAACTAGAGTGAATGTTTGGCCTGTATCTGAATTGATGGCAAACCAATTTTGATTTTCATCACTCAACAAGAAAGAGTCATTTGGGTCTGCTTCGTCATCGACAACCCAAGATAAAGCAGCACTGTTGTCGAAAGTGTGTGTAAAAATTCTTTGCAATTCTATACTTAGAGCAGGAGTTATTACATTCTCAAAAACACTTCCAGTAGGTAATCTGAAGAACAACTTGTCTTTTGATGGTTCAAAGATAGTGGTTCTTCTTGTGGTTATTGTTTGATTTGTTCCGCTGAAAATTTCTCTTACCAGATTTCTACCAGTAATAGGGGCAATGTTGATTATGTTTTTTGCTTCATCAACTTCATTATCATAGGATATGCTAGTGACATCACCAAATATAGAATCTTCCTCTATCAGATTTGTGTCAAACAGATAATACTTGTAAAGATCCTCATCCTCACCAACTTGTCCATTTGGTCCAATAGACACATTACGAATTCTAGTGGTTCCTATTGTGATTGGAACAGGAAACTCATCTTGTTTGACGAACACATTATTTGTTGCACTCTTTCTGTCGCTAAAGAATACATTAGCACCAGTTACATCATATGGCCAATCATCTGCTACATCATCAGTGAGTGACAATCTGCTTTCTGGTATGATCTTTCCGTTGTAAACAAAGTCACCAACTGGTTCGGTTGCAAGACCTCCTACCTTGAATGGTTTGAGTTCTTGGAATTGGTTGACATCAATATAGTTTGCTGGTTGTGCTGGTCCAACTTTGTCTATTCTGGCAATCAATACCATAGGAGTATTTCCAGGCATTTTTAGATCTGGATAGTTCCAAGCAACTACGGTGGCAGAAGCATAATCGTAGTCAGCAGAGGATCTTATCTGGAATATTTTTTCTCCTGGCACATAATTATATGTTGGTTCGTATGGTATGCTCAGAGACAGTTTTTGTTCAAGTATTTCTGCATTTGCTGTCCAGTTGGGATTGTAATCTTGAGCGTATTGATTGTCTAAAGAGTGAGATATGTTTATGAATCTTCCTCTCTTTTGCTCAGACAAACGACTTTCCGATGTTATTGATCTATTTCCCCAAGCAACATATTCTGAACCTTGAATTTGATAAATTGGACCAAATTCTCTTAACATTGGAGAATTTACATCACACTCATCCATATAGAGAGCACTTGCATCTGGAACGAAAGCATAAGGTATTGCTTCTACTCTTGCTGCTTGATTTCCTGTTATTTGACGCCAATTATATTGAAATACCGTAACGGTGTTGCTTGGTATAGTGACATCTATTGCTGGAAACGCATTTCCGTCTTCTTTAAAATCAACTCTCTTAAAAGTGTCCGTGAATGCACCGACATCAAACCTATAAGCACCGTCAATTTTGTAACGGAAACAAGGGTTGCTGTCTTGTTGTTGTGCCGATTCTATAAAATAGATTGTATTAGGATCGCTGTAAGAACTGTATTCCCATTGTCTATCAGAACTAAAATGAGGAATAGAAGGATTGGTTGAGGTTATGTGAACATGAGGAAATGCTGCTGGATTTTGTGTCTGTTGTGTCTTTAGAGCAAAAATAAATCCTCTTGCTACTTCTATACCAGGGCCGGATCCCGTTAATGTATTCAATCTTCGTATTATTACTTCTGTCAACAATCCTGTGCCTGGTATGTCTCCATAATTGTATGGAACATCAGAAACTTGACTATTATTGGAATCTGCTGCTTGATTTGAGTTTTCTGCTGGTAATTGAAATTGGTATACCTGCGAAAGGCTCCAAATTTGCTTTATACTACTACCCCAAGAAGTAGAATGAGATGATGCTGCATCTTCCTGAAAGAAAACACCAGCGTCAGAACCAGTGGCAATAAAAGGTTCTGATGAAATCATTTTTAGATAAGCATCGGATTTGTTTGTATCGTTTCCTAGAACAAAACGAACACAATATCCCCTAGCAACGACTTCGCCCAAACGATTGAGTTGTTTTACAACATATTTTGGTGTAGAAGCATAATCATCAACAAAACCAACATTATTTGTTTTTTCTATAGTAGGGTCATAGGCTTGATAAAAATCTTGATGATAGCCAGCATCAGAACCGCTCTCTTCCAAGAAAGTAGCCTTGACTATTCCATCTATTGCATCAGAAACCATATGCATTCGGTAACTGGCATTACTGGTCTGTCCCCCGACATAATTATAGGGGAAAGTTCTACCGTTGCAGGCGCTGATTAATGGTGGTTCTTGCGATGTATAGTATTCTGAATTGAATTGAATAGCCATTTGTTGTCCTGTTTAATTTTTCTTTACAGTGTATCCTGTACAAATATTACACTTTCATACTTTCGAGAAGTATCCGTTATACCTTTTATGTATTTTGTGCTGTCTGATGTCCATAACTTATAAGGACTCCACGATAGTATTGGCGACTCTGCTGACAAATTTTCACCCTGTTCCATGACTAATATGAATAAAGTATCACTATTTAGTTTGAATTTTGGTAATCTTTCCCACGGTATTTCCACAGCAGTAGTATCTTGTGCGAAAGATCCTACGACATAGTTTCCCAACAAGTTATAGGCATCTACCGCCAAATCCTGTTCTACTATTGATTCTATGTCCTTTTTCAAATAATCTACATTTTTGGGGTAATAATTTTCATATTCATAACCATACACATATGCTTTACCTGGCTCAACTGAAAGAACCATCTTGGATAGATCCCCGCTCGGAATATCCTGTGCTGAATATGTCCCGTCTGGATCTATGTTGTAGGATTTTAGTTTAACTAATATAGTACCTACTGGTAATTCTTTTGTAACAAAAGACAAAGATCCATAACCTTGGGGTGATGCATTTATGTTGAAAGATAATCTTTTTGCTCCTTTTGGACGCATTTTTACCAATTTTGCATCAGCCTCTATACCTTCTACTGTTGATATTTCTGAATAAGGTTCTAAAGAAGTGACTTCCAAAACAGCATATGGTGAAAAATCAAAACCAGAATTAAACAAATTTTGAGGATTGGTAGTTCCTATGTCGCTATAGACCATAGAACCTATCTTCAAATCATCGGGAGAATTGAGAACAACTACTTCATAGTAATCGTTTCTATAATGATTCTTTACCTGAACTTGGAATGGTCTGACTGTATATGAACCCGACTCGTCATATGTTCTTCTAGCAAAAAGTTCCAAAATTTGTGAATAGTTTGGAAGCCTTCTTATCCAATCAGCCTTACCATTTACCAATCTAACAACTTGTATGAAATTACTGTTAGAATAATTGTCCACATCAACAGATTCTGGATCAAATTGTAACTGAGACAAAACAAGATTTATCTTGTAGCGATCCGCTCCAGGCGCATTTGCATTGTAGAATCCGCTCGCTGGATCTCTTAAAGTTGTATCGGTTGTCGCTGTAACTGTAGTTTTGTTTACAGTTAAACCCACTCTTACGCTAGGATATGTAAACAATCTTACTCCCGCTTCGGATATATCGTACAACTGGCCGTCTTCGGAGTAATTGGTTCCATTGTTTTGACTGTTGGTAGAATCGTAATATGGTACTAAAAGTTGATTGTAGTTCTTTACAAACATACCATCAATGTAAAAAATACCATCGTCTACCGAAACTATACTCGATGTTCCGTATGGAGGAACTGCGTATATGCCAGTATTCTCGTCCAGAGAAGGATTTATGATCTTGAAGTACACATCTTCATTTTTGATCTTAAGAAGATCGTTTACGCCTATACCATCTTCTGTGCCAGTTATTGACATAAAATGAAGGACTGTAAAATTGTCTGTGGAACTATATCCAGATCCAGAATAATGTAGTAGAAGAATTGTGGCAAAAGGATCTGTCCCATATGTTGAAGTATCTGGATCAAATTTGTAAACTTCAATTTGTTTCTTTTCTACTGTTCCCAAAATTTGATTCGTCTGTAAATCTGTATTATCGTAACTAGTTTGTGTTTTGATGATACTTTGCAGATAAGAATCTGTAGTCGTTGTGGTGAGAGTACCATCGCTGTTTGCTAAAAATCTTTGGACTCTTACGAAATTAACAGGAGAAACATTTACATTTCCTCCCAGTACCTGCGATCCGTCCAAGAAGATGTGATCCGCAAATCTAGAAAGTTGTGATTGAAGAATGCTCTGTACTTGAGTCAACTCTCTCGCTTGAACAGCATAGCCTGGTTTAAATAGAACCTTTAGAAAGTTCTTTGTCTCTTCAAAATCGTCATAATAAGGTGCGTTTGACTGTAATTCTGGATGCTTATATGGCATTTTCTACTCCGATTTAGAATCCCAATAAAGTTCTAGTGGTGAAAACACTATTACTGGAAAGATCTAATTTTTGTATGTTTTGTATGTATAGGACTGTCCCGCTATATTTATTGATGACAATTGAGTCGTAAGTGCTTGCCTCTTCTTCGACAGACACAGAAACACCACTGTTTCCTGCACAAGAACCACTGAACAACTGTATACCTTTCACGAAAGGATCTACAACGCAAGACAAGTCATCTCCTACAGAAAAAGATCCTTTTTCTGCTAAAACATAAACATAAGCAGTTGTGTCCGAACCTACTATCTCTCTTGTACCCACGGAAAGAACATAAGCGGCGGCAGCATCTATAGTGTCGTTTCCGCTGGATGTGTATGGTTCTCTGTACAGATACGATCCAGGCGGGGTAATGAAATCATCAAATGTGCTGCTATTTGCACGAACAAGTTTCAATTTTTGAATAACTGATGTTCTGATGTTTGCTGGTATATTCAGTGGTAGTTCTGATTGAGTAAAACCATATACGCTCTTTGGTGCAGAAATCAACTGAAAGTTGTTGCTTATACCTGACTGAGTTTTATTTACAAAAACGATTCTTTCTCCCAGTATGACGGAACCGCTTTGATTCAGTTTTGCTTTTTCAAAGATTCCTCTAGAATCGCTTATTCTTAAATTGAACAATCTTGGATTGGATGGATTCAAACTTATTTGTTCTATTTTAGCACTGGAGAAAGTGTCTGCGCCTATTATGTGTGTGCTCTGGGATGTGATTTGAGTTGAATTGAAATCCAAAACACCATTTACAGAATAATTGTCTCCAACAATAGTAGTAGACGGATCTACTATTAGGGTCATATCATATTGTTGGTAATTTTGAGGTACGACAAAATCCTCATTTGTCATTATGTTTTTGATGATTCCGTACTGTCTAATGCTGCTGCCAACTCCAAACAATCTCTCTGCACCTTGAGAAACATCCGAGTATTTAAACTCTTTCTTTATCAGAAGGTGTCTTGGTCTTAATTCGTTGATTATGTCGTAACCATATCCTCCGTCTGGAGGTATTACTACTGAAATATCGACATTAGGTCCAGACAGAAGATAGGCATTAGCAAAATTGTATCCACTTCCACCATTTATTATGGATATGCTCGAAAGAAGATTGTTTTGAAACACAGGAAGAACAACAGCACCATAACCATTACCTACTACATTTACTTTTGGTAAGATGGAATAAACATCACCTGTTTCGATGTTGTTAGTCCCTCCGTTGTCTGGGTATATTTCGCACAATTCGATTGTAGCGGTATTTCCAGAAACAGTGTATGTTTTTATTGTTCCTATCTTACCACTATCGAAATAAACTATGTAATTATTGTTGTAATAGTTTGATGATGTTGCCAAATCTGAGAGCAAATTGACAGTAAACACTAGATCGTTTACGGTGCTCACGGTATGTGTAGAATTCATGCTCGGATTTACTAGATCGGTGAAAGAAACCGATGTTCCGTCTACAGTTATTTTTTCAATAAATCCAGATACAGCGTCTAGTTTGACATCTAAAGCCAATGCTCTTTCATCTGAATAAGAAACATTTCCTATTTCCACTATAGGAATATACGATTCCGTTATGAATTTTTCCATCTGTTCTGTCAAACTGTACATAAACTTCCAGATGTATCCATCGGAAGTCAGTATTTCCTGTGTGTTGGTTCCCTCTGGTGACACAGTGGAAACTGATCCATTATTGTTGGACAAACACATATACACTCTGTATTCGTTTTGCAGAAGAACCATCACATAATATTTCTTGTCACTCAAATCCAAATCATCTTCATATTGATCGTATATTGTTCCAGCAGTCCAATCATATCTCGGAACCATCAAGGAAACATCCGATGGTAGTATATGTGTGTAAAACATCGTGTTTCTTTTTGCTGTGTTTTCCTCTTCAACGGTATTGAGTGCATCAGGAACTACTGTTTCATCCTCTCTGCTTTTTACACCACCATAGAAAATGTAATACTTGTCCGCAGATCTTGGATCTGTGATGCTTTTGTAAAATTCTTTTACAAATGAGGATTTTAATGCGTTGGTCAGTAATGCCATCAGAACTGTCCTTTATATTTCTGTTTCGTTTACTACAGCAAGATCGCTTATGAGAAGATCTTTAAATTGCTCGTTTGTGCCATTTGTATTATTTATCAAAACAGTTGGATGTGGAAAAACTACCCAATAAACATATCTCTGATCCCAATCAGGAACAATACTGCTGAAATCAAAATTTTCAAAATAAGCACCCCCAATATCTCTCGTTTCTTCCAATCCCTCTGGGCGATGTCTAAAGTATCCGTCACTATCTGGGGGTATGAGTCCGTTGGGATTTACACCAGAAGGAAACAAATCTATATCTGGAATACCATTCAAAGTCATATCTCTCAAGTTCAGGTTTTCGTTTATTCTATACGCTATGTAATTTCCTATGTAATACGATGTGGATACGGTTATTGTCGTATCGTAATCCTGAACGGTTGGTTGCAAAGCCATTCTTTGCGTTACGATTTGAGAACCAAACATCTTGTAACCAGCAGGATGAACCACTCTCTTCACAACATCATAATAGGTTTCCAAAGGTAAACTGGAAATTATTTCGTAAGAGTGAGTTTGATAATAGTAGTTGTCTTGAACAAAACTTCTTTCACTCAAAACACCATTTGCATTTTCATAATAACCAGTATAACCACACAAAACAGAACTTTCAGCGGTTCCTACAAATCCACTGCCTGTATCGCTTACAACTACTACTTCGTATTTTCCTGTTATGTTTTGTTCGTAGTTTATTCCAAAATTTACTGGTACTATTTTTACAATAGAACCCATTATGTCTGTCTCTTCTACTCTACCCACAAAACCAACACCCTGAGCATTCTGTCCTTCTATTGGTTCTAGAAACACTCTGTCGCCACTTTTGTAAGAAAATCCAGAATTGGTTATTGTAAAATCAGAAATTCCTCTGGTTGCGTAGTAACTTAAAGTTTCTGTTGCTCCCTCTTCCAACAGATCACAGAGAATTGGGTATTCGTCCGTAAACTCTCCGATAATTTCCACTAGTTCCATTTCAGCAACATCATATGGAGATTGCTTGTAAAGAGTCACAGACAATACTCTAGCAGAAGCAATTTGTGTGCCTACATCATTTAATTGATAGATTGTTTGTTCTGCCAGTCTTCTTGGTCGCCCGTCGCCAGGAGAGATAATAAGTTTCAGAGTTTTCTTTTCCGTCCATTTCGCTCCAGAAACAATGAACATATGTTCTCTTGGATAATAGAACTGTATGTCCTGATCAAAAAGTATTCTAAAGATAAAATTGAAAGAGTTTTGAGTTCCTTTTGATCTATAAAACTCGCTTGCTCTCTTGATGAGAGTTTTGATGTTTAATGGTTTTCCTGTCTGAACATCGTATGTAAATTCTGAAGGAAAATCGGGAATGAATTGCTTTCTGAATCTATCCAAGAAAAAATCTTGTGTCTTGTCTAGATCGGAAAACTCGTATGAAGAAAAAGGAACT